GCGCCTAGCGTTATGTCTGCCGCAACAGGCGATCTCTTGACTTGCTCCCTGCAAGTCTCAGTCCTAACGAGTTGGAGTTAACCATGAATGAATGGGAAAAAGAACAAGCAGAGTTCCTGATCAAGATTGGTCAGACTCCTGTAGCACCAGCACCTAAACCATCTAATAAGAAAGACGAGGAATAAACCAAATGGCAGTATTTCTAAACAATGGAGTAGTGGTTACTGTTAACTCGGTTGACCTCTCTAACCATGTTACTTCAGTAACGCTTAACCGATCATTCGATGAACTTGAAGTTACAGCGATGGGCGATAGCGGACACAAGTTCGTCAAAGGCTTAGAAGCATCATCTCTAACTCTTGACTTCCTAAACGACACAGCTTCAGCAAATGTTCTAGCAACTTTGCAGGCTGCATGGGGAACTTCAGTAACTGTAACCCTAAAGCAGACTTCAGCAGCTACTTCAGCGACAAACCCTCTTTACACAATGACTTGCCTAGTTAACAACACAACCGACATTAACGGTACAGTTGCAGACCTTGGCACTCAGTCAGTAACTTGGAATGTTAACGGCACAGTAGTAATCACCACTTCATAATAAATTAACTAAGGGGCAAACAATGGCAAAACTAAAGGTAACAAGGGCAGACGGAAGCGTTAACGAGTACCAGATCACTCCGGCGATCGAGTACGCCTTCGAGGCTTATGCTAAGAAGGGCTTTCACAAAGCCTTTAGGGATGACGAAAAGCAGACCGATGTATATTGGCTCTGCTGGGAAGCAATTCGGCGTTCGGGTGAAACCGTGAAACCCTTCGGAGAGTCTTTTCTGGAGACATTGACGCGAGTCGAGGTCTTAGATGATGACCCTTTGGAGTAACGCGAGAGTCCTTCACCTATCTTGTAGCGAGACTATCGCTTGAGACAGGGCTCTCGCCCCAAACTTTAATTGAACTAGATAACACAATGTTCAGGCCTTTACTTCAAGCCCTGAAGGACAGAGCAAAGGAGCAGAGCGATGCCAGTAGAACTAAAAGGCGCTGACAAACTTCGCAAAGCCCTTAGGGAGTTTGAGCCTGATCTAGCAAAAAAGACAACCAAGGAAATGGCTGCTGTATTAAAGCCAATTACAAACAAGGCTCGCGGCTTCATGCCAGCAACAGGTTCGATGCTATCTGGCTGGACTTCTGCTAGTTCATCGACCGAGACAACTAACTATCGCCACTTTCCTAAATACGATCAGACAGAAGCCAAGCGCGGCGTTAAGTACTCAACAAGCCCATCGAAGCCTAATAAACGTGGGTTTGTCTCTCTTGCTCGTATCGTCAACACTTCCGCCGGTGGAGCGATCTACGAAACGGCAGGGCGCAAGAATGCTGACGGTCAACCTTCTCAAGCATCGACTCGCGGTATTTACAGCGATTATATTGACACTTCTAACAAGGTTAATAAGTCTCTCAACCCTAACGCTGGCAAGCAATTTATTGCTAGGTCTAACTCCCTTGGTAATTTAGTCAACGCTCGCCCTCGTCAACAAGGTCAGGCTGGCAGATCGACTCGTAAGATGACTGGTCGCGTAATCTTTAGAGCCTTTGCAGAAGACCAAGGCAAAGTTACTGCCGCAATAGTTAAAGCCATTGGCAACTCTGCCATCGAGTTTAGAGCCAAGACAGGTGTTAAATAATGGCTGATCTAAAGATAGATATTGCTTCGGTATTCTCTGGCAAGAAAGCCTTTCAGGATGCCGCTAAGTCAACCATCAACCTTAACAGCCAAGTTAAGAACCTTGCTAAGTCTTACCTAGGATTATTTACAGTCCAACAATTAGGGCGCTCTGGCTTTAATGCAGCTAAAGCCTTTGCAGCAGATGACAAAGCAGCCAGAACTCTCAGCCGCTCACTTGATAACTTAGGCTTAGCCTTTGCTGATCCTTCAGTTCGCACCTTTATCGGTGATCTAGAAAAGCAATTCGGCGTCCTCGATGATCAGTTGCGCCCAGCATTTCAGCGCCTATTAACTACAACAGGCGATGTTGCTAAAGCCCAATCCTTACTTCGCACCAGCCTTGATCTTGCAGCCGCTAGTGGTTCAGATGTTGTAAGCGTTGCTGGAGACTTGAGCAAGGGTTATGTAGGCCAGACTCGCGCACTTGCTAAGTACGGCATTGGATTAACTCAAGCACAACTTAAAGCGATGTCCTTCGAGGAAGTGCAGACACGGATTAACGATCTATTCGGCGGACAGGCTCAACTCTCAGCCGATAGTTATGCCGGTGCGCTTCAGCGCCTAGCGGTTGCATCTAACAACGCTAAAGAAATTATAGGCGGTGGATTACTCGATGCCCTTGCAGCACTTGGCGGTGGTGGTGAAGGTGGACTTAAAAATACTTTAATGCTTATAGAAAAGACTTCGACAGCCCTCGCAACCTTTATTCGTCGCTTTGGCGTAGGTCTAGGGCAGGGCGCGGCTTTGCTTCGCGGAGACTTCAAGGCTTTCATGGCTATTGGTAATGCAGAAAGTAATCGAGGCAAAGATACTTCGGGATTAACTCCATCGATCAAGGCTGAGTTAGCCAAAGCAGCAGCCGACAAGGCAGCAGCAAAGCGCGCTAAAGAACAAGCGGTGCTAACTAAGAAGCAGACTGCTGCGATTGAAAAGCAAACAGCCCTTCAAAAGGCTGGAACTTTATTTGATCTTGAAAAGGGTCAAATTATTGCTGCACTTAAAGGTAAAATTACAGACGAGGAACGCAAGCGGTTAGAATTGCAACTAGCAATACTTAATGGCAATACTTCTGAGGCTTCAAAACTAAGTGGCGAAATTGCTAAGGCTCAAGGACTATCAACTGAACTAGCTGCTTATCTTTCAAACCTTCCAAAGGCTAGCAATCCTTTTTCTGCTTGGGCAAGTTATCTAGACCAGATACAAATACAAGCCGCAAAAATTGCTGGAATGCAGCCAGCCGCTCCAACTTCTATTGCTGGCGGTAATGACTCTGGAGTCTTTAGCCCATTAGTCCAACAAATTATTACCTCATCAACTTTAAGGGCAGGAGCATCGGCAACAGGTGATATAAATGTTTACATTGGTGGCTCAGTAGTATCAGAAGCTGATCTAGTCGAAGCAGTCTCTAATGGCTTGCTCAATAGATCACTATCAGGTTCTCCATCTGCTGTCGGCAGACTCAAAGGCTCGTTCGCAGGATGACATTACCTGCCCAGATCGCTGTCAGTTTCGACTTTACACAGGGGGCAACCTTTGGTTTTCCCTTTACTATTGGCGACATTAAGTACGGCGTCCTAGGCACAGGCACACTTGCTTCATCGACTACGCCAGAACCAACGGTTGACTTGACTCCAGATGTTCGCCAGATCAGGATTACTCGCGGCCGCAATATCATGCGCGATACTTACGAGGCTGGCACTTGCACAGTTAGAGTCCTCGATCCCTTGTCCTATTTCAATCCTCAAAACACTTCATCGCCTTACTTTGGCTTACTAAGCCCACTACGCAAGTTGCGTGTTTCGGCTACGGTAAATGATGTCGGCTACTTCCTATTCTCTGGCTATACGACTGAGTATCTCTATACCTATCCTCAAGGGCAAGAAATTGGCTATGTAGATATTATCTGCTCGGATGCCTTCAGGCTTATGCAGCAAGCCACAGTTACAACAGTTGCCAGCGCAACAGCAGGGCAAGATACCGGCACACGCATAGGCAAGATACTTGATCAAGTCTCATTCCCTACATCGATGCGCACAATTCAAACAGGAGAAACGCTTTGTATTGCCGATCCGTCAACTGCTAGAACTTCCCTTGATGCAGTCAAGAATGCAGAGTTCTCAGAGCAGGGCGCATTCTTTTTTAACTCAGAAGGCACAGCGATATTTCTAAACCGTACTAATGTTATTAAAAAGTATGGCGACACTCCGATCGAGTTCGATCAGACAACTGGCATCCCTTACACAAACCTTGTCTTTGCCTTTGATGATAAATTAATTATTAATTCAGCCGGAATGACTCGCGTGGGCGGAGTCCAGCAAGTGTCTGAGAATGCAACCTCGATCGCTAAGTATTTCCCTCACCAGTCCAATCAAGAAAACCTAGTAGCCCAGACCGACACAGACACTCTTAACATAGCCAAAATCTATGTAGCGACTAGACAAGAGACAACCATCCGCATTGACGCGATGACTGTCGATCTACTTGATCCAGATGTGCCAACTGCCACGATGCTAGACCTTGATTACTTCTCTAATCTAAAGATAACTAATGTTCAACCCGATGGCTCAACCATCGTCAAAACTTTACAGGCTCAGGGCTTTGCATGGAATATCACGCCGAACGCCATGTCTTGCACTATCACGACTCTTGAACCGATAGTCGAAGGGTTCATTATCGGATCGTCTGTATCAGGTATAATCGGCACTAATATAATGGCGTACTAGGAGATAAAATGGCAACAGGCTTTCCAGCAAGCACAGGCGATGTCCTAAGCGCGGCTATGTTTAATGGGCTAGTAGCGTTCACGCTCAACGCTCAAACAGGCACAACTTACACAACAGTCCTAAACGACTCTTATCAGACTTTGATTACCCAGAGCAATGCGTCAGCGAATGCGATCAAGATACCTACTAACGCTTCTGTGGCTCACCCTATCGGCACAGTAATAACTGTCCTAAATATCGGGGCTGGTCTCTGCACAATCTCAGCAGTTACCTCTGGCACTACAACAATCCTTTCCGCCGGTGCAGTAGCAGCAGCGCCAACCGTTGCACAGTACAAATCGGCAGCCTGTATTAAGACTGGCACAGATGCGTGGTATGTCGTGGGGGCTATTGCCTAATGCTTAACAATATCGCCGCTCTGACTAATTCGGGCGCACCGCCTGAAGTGGGCGATTTTGAGTCTATCCAAACTTACATATTAAGTGGTTCTCAAACCTCAGTTACTTTTAGCGGTATTGCTGCAACTTACAAGCATCTGCAAATTAGAATGTTGGCTCGCGGTGATACTTCAGGCTATAACGATACTAGCGTGTTGATGCAACTAAACTCCGATACTGCAACTAACTATTCTTTTCATGGACTAGGCGGTGATGGTTCATCTGCTTACGCTTTTGGTTCAGCAACTCAGGCTAATATGAATGTGGGCGGAGTATCGGCTACGGCTGGACTTGCCTCATCTTACGGCGGCATTGTGATTGACTTGCTTGATTACGCTGATACAAATAAATATAAAACAGTTCGAGCGCTAGGCGGTTCAGACCGCAATGGTAACGGTACAACTTATTTGCATTCAGGCTCATGGCGCAACACTAATGCTGTAACCGCTATTAAAATCTACCCAGGCAACTCAACTAATTGGGTGCAGTACTCATCCTTCGCTCTGTATGGGATTAAATAATGGCTAAGACTTATGAACCAATAGGCACTTACACAGCCGCGTCAAATCAAACTAGTATTGCATTTACATCACTTGGCACTTACACAGATATAGTTGCAGTCTTTGACGGCTTATCCTCATCAAGTGCAGGTAATACGCTTTATATGAAGTTTAACTCAGACGCTGACTCTGCGTATTCCTATACTCGCTTGCAGGGCAACGGAACAAGCGCTACTTCAGCGCGCGGAACTACCGATGCGACTGTTGCTATTGTTGGCGATAGTGAGCGCACTAACGCAATTATCTCAATAATGAACTATGGCAACGCTACAACTTACAAAACAAGCATAAGCCGCTATAACACTATGGACACAGGCGATGCTCGAACAGGCGCTTATGTGCAGTTGAGGTCATCAACTACTGCTGTGACTACTATAACTTTTACTATGCCTAGTGCGCAGATAGCAACCACTAGCACTATAACGCTATACGGAATTAAGGCGGCATAATGGCAACTTATATCCAAATTGGCAGCACCGTAACAGTTGGAGTATTGGGCGCGGCAAGTATAGATTTTGGTTCAATACCAGCAACATACACAGATTTACAAGTAGTTTATTCTGCTAGAGGCTCAGCGGTAACAGCCGATAGGGGCGCGTTTGTGCAATTTAACGCAG